GGTGGAATGTCGGCGTCTGGTACAATCCGTATTTGGTCGGGAGGAACAGCCGGGGCGAAAGGGCAACCACCCACTGATCCGACATTTAGCGTTGATAGCTCAGGTAACGTGATTTCAAATGGGACTATTACAGCAAATGATGCCATTTTACTAAGAAATGGACAAGCTGGGATTACAGGATATGGCACATCTAATAGTTCTATAAGATTTTGGGCTGGAGGTTTAGTTCCAGAAAGTGCAGATTTTAGAGTTGACCAAAGTGGAGATGTTAATGTTAGAATGTTAAATGCTATAAGTCTCAATGGAGGCACATCTAATTTTTCAAGCATTTATTTAACCGACAAATCGTGGAATAATAACTATGTTAATCTGTTTGCAGCAAGAGAAGCTCAAGGTATGGAAATTCAAAGAACTTATCAAGGTATTTTAGGTAATATCGGAAAATTTATTGTAATGAAATACAATCCTGATGCAACGGCTTATCGGGAAATAAGTTTTTTTGTCAGACATTTTAAATCTGATGCCTCATGGGTATTTAGGACTTGTGTAAAAGCAAGTTTCTTACCAACGTTAACCCAGATTAATGATTTAGATACATCTGGAACAAAATATAATGTAAAATGGGATAGTGCAACAGGTTTATTATATATAGAATAAGAAGATGAATTTAACATTGAAAGACAGAGTATTAATACTCAACACCGTGTTACCACAGTTTGACACGAGAAAAAACATGGAACTGAAAGTATCGATAGACAGTAAGATAGCGATCTCGGAGGTTGATCAGAAGCGTATCGTTATCAAGGATATGGGGAGTGGTCAAATCAACATCGGATTTACTGATGCAGCGGCCATAACGGAAACAACAGATATAGCTTTGACTGATGAAGAACTTCAATACCTCAAACAACGTGTTGACTTCATAGATCGCAACGGCATGTTCTCTGAGTTCACGATGCCGACGTATGTCAAAATTTTGGATGAACCGCTAAAAGAGGAGCAACCGGGCGAATAATATAAAAATCCGCCTCCCATCTATCACAGACCGGAGGCGGAGAAATAACAAACACTGCCTTATGGCAATGAAAAACTCGTAACAAAGATGATCAAATAAAAACGGAAGGAGGTGTAAAGTGAATGTAGAATTAACCGATATACTAACAATAATCGGGACGTTAGGAGGATTCGAGGCGATAAAATGGGGGATTAGCTTCTATACGAACCGGAAGACAAACGCCCGTATCGAGGACGCCCATGCCGATGTGGAGGAGTTCAAGGCTTTACGTGAGTATAACGAGTTCCTGCAAAAACAGCTATCAGAAAAAGAAGAACGTTTTGTAGAACAAACCGGAAGGCTTCGACAGGTACAGGATGAGCTTTTTACTTTGAAAGAGAGCTATTCGGATCTAAAGCTTGAACTTGCCATGAAAAGATGTGAGAGAAAGAAATGCGGTGATCGTGAACCGCAGAATGGGTATTAATATAGGAGGATAAAAATGAAAAAGATAGATTCAATCATTATCCATTGTTCGGCCACACGTGCCGGGCAGGATATCAAAGCTAAGGATATTGATCGTATGCACCGTGCACGCGGTTTCAGCCAAATTGGTTATAACTATGTAATCGACTTGGACGGAACCATAGAAGCCGGTCGGCCACTCGCGATAGCTGGGGCTCATTGTATCGGTTACAATGATCATAGCGTCGGGATTTGCTATATTGGTGGACTGGACACTTCCGGAAAACCGGCTGATACCCGGACTCCGGCGCAAAAGACGGCAATGGACGGCCTAATTAACAAGTTGACGAGAGAATATGAGATTGCAGAACTTCTCGGCCATCGGGATACGTCCCGAGACCTGAATGATAATGGCATTGTGGAACCGTTCGAATGGATCAAGTTATGTCCTTGTTTCGATGTCAGGGAAGAATACAAATCATTTTTGAAACCGATAATTGTGCAGTCATGAAAGCTTGGCATATCATAGTTGTTTTAGCTCTCTGCCTTCTTTGCTTCCTGGCTGGTCGGCACACGAATAGGGCAGGAGGTGAACTTGTTGGAAAAAATGACACGTTGATCCTGTATGACACGATTCGATATAGCATCCCTTATCCTGTCTACGAAACAGTAATTCAGACTGTACCGGAGATGTTTCCCATCTATATCACTCTTGAGGGAGATACAGTGAGAGAGCCGATCTTTGTTCCGATCAGGATCACACAGAAAGAATACTTGACGGACGATTATCATGCTTGGGTGTCAGGATATAATCCTTCGCTCGACAGTATCGATGTGTTTCAGAAGACAATTTACATAACAGAAAAAGTGAAAACTCGTCGGTGGGGAATAGGCCTTACGACTGGTTATGGGATCGGGCGGTATGGTTTGTCACCCTATGTCGGGATTGGGGTATATTGTAGGATTTGGTAGCGTATTTTCCATAGTATTATTAAGATTAGTAATTGGGACCGCTTTGCCCGTGAGGGTGGAACGGTTTTGCTATGTTAGATTTTTATTTTCTATATTTCCTCTATAAATAAGATAAGATTATTTTTATTAGATGTGCTTATAAATCCCCAATTTTTGTGTAAGTTTGTAAAAAATTACATTAGTATGAGAAATAAAATATTTGCTATACTTTATTATAGTTCCCTGTTAGATCAAATACAATTTCTAGGAACAGGTTTTGTTGTATCGAAAGGAGGTTTCTTTATAACGGCAGGTCATACGCTGGGGCAGTTAGGCCAAATATACTTAGATAAGGGTAAATTTAGAGCGGTATTCATTGATGATAGTAGTAATTACCGAAGTGTTCCTTTTTCAACGATATGTTATAAGTATTTATCAAAGGGTAAACAGAGTCCACCTGTTTTATATGACATAGCGTATGGATGTTTAAAAGAAGGGGAGTATGAATATTTTATGGTTGAAGATAAATTGTCCAATATTGGTGAAATATTAATAGCTCCGCATTATAAGTCGGCAAATCAAAGTAATTTTTTGGGAAAATCTTTTGAGGATACTATTGATATAAGTTTATTAATGTATTTTAATCCGTCTATGTCTGTGTTGAAAAACGTGAATGCCAGTGTTTTGGATAACGAGTATTCGAATTGTATGCAACTGACACAAAGTACGAAAATAGCAAAAGGTGCAAGTGGTTGCCCTCTTGTCAATACAAAAGGCTACGTTTCTGGTTTATTTGTTGCTGCGTCAGAAGTGGACGATAAAAGGTATGCTTTAAATGCTTTGTCAATATATGAACTGAGTAAAGATTAATCTCTGCTTTCTAATATAATAGGTAATGAATATTTGGTATGGTTTTGTCCTTACCTTTGTTCTTGGTGGTTGAGTACCCCAAATTCATAGTTAAGATTAACGTCTGGAGTAGAAATATTCTGAACATTTTTTAGATATTTGGCTAGAGATAAGTTTTATTGTGTATAAATAATTTATTTGAATATGTTTGAGAAAATTTGTATAGTATCTAAAGGGCAACAGCCTTTAAATGTATCTCTTCTAATAGATACAATGTTGTTTTATAGTGAAGTTAATGTTTTTGTTTTAAAAGAAGGTCTAGTAAATCTATTGAGATGTTTTGGTCCTGAGTTTCTTGCAGACCTTATTAATGAAAAACGCTTAAGACTACATATACTACGAAATCATGTTGGAAGTACTGTGGTTCCAAAAGATGCACAAAAGCAATTTGGTTTAGATATTCTAACTAGTAAAACTGTAGATAAAGAAGAATCTTTATTTAGAGCATATAAAGAATTTGATGATAATCTTGTTGCTGCTAGAAGATTTGCCAAACGTTTTTCATTTGTAACAAGCTCTTACTATTATAAACAAGAACTGGGGAACATCTTGAAAGAAGATTTACATAATGCAAATTATTTGAATAAATCCTTTCTTGAATATCTTAAACAGCAATATCCTATGTATTCTCAAACAAATGATTTGATATTTGAGATAGAAGATGTCAATGATGGATATTGTCCTTTTGATTTATATAATATTCAATCGAATTTAGATATACCACAGCTAAATAAGCTTAACGAAGAAATGGGAATACATTCTGAGTTTGATTATTCAAGTTTTCTTTTATCATTAGGAGAAGCTAGGGGGGATAATTATGTTGCTGCTACATTTAATGGAGAATTGGAAACAAATAATATGTCTTCTAGGTTAATCAATTTGCAGTTAACAGATTGTTTATCAAGACGACAAAAGAGTCAGGAAGAAATAAATTTATTTCAAAATCATATTATATGTAAATATCCTAGTTTAGGAGATGCATATGTGAAAAAAGTAATAAGTAGTAGACAATTGTTACTTTTGTTAGAAGAGGGAGATAGATTTAGAACTTGGTTATCGGGTGTATCTAATGATGAATCTCTGATTAATAAATATTTGGAAGAAGCAACAAATAAAATATTAGTTGATAATCCTTTCATAAAGACTATTCGTGTGGTACTGTGTTTTTTGTTCGGGTGTATGTCAAATGGGTTAGGTTTGGCTATTTCAGCAGGAGATGCTTTTTTTGGTGATAGGTTGATAAAGGGTTGGACCCCAAATCTTTATATTGATAATAAGTTGAAACCTGTGCTTGGAGGAAATTTATTATTATAGCTAATTGAAAATTTTATTATTTTATATGGGGTAGAAGAAGCCCCCCAGCCGTTAGTAAAATCTCTAACCTTCCTACTAACGCAAACACGTGACGAACCCGTATGGGCAGGCTGAAAAACCTCTTCCATGCTACGATACAAGAACAATCGTAGCATGGAAGAGGTCTTAAATATCACAACAATAACCTCCCATCCTTCTTATCCATTACCGCATTGAAAACACTTTTATAGGTTTCATATAATTCTTTCCTGTTTTCCGGTCCCGGCCAATCAGCAAAAGACTCTCCTGCAAAAAATTTCCAAGCAAAGATACGTTTGGCTTTTTCGGATAAGCCTAATTGATCGATTATGTTCCGGACATCCTGCATACGTTCCCGGATATATTCGGTATGATCTGGGCTGTCATCGGGTTCGTCGATGATATTCAGCCGTCGCCAATCTACATTCTCATCTACCGGAATAGGCTTGTATTTATGCCGGTAGGGAGATGTATCCGAGGTAACGTTTAGCTTTATCATTTGCAGGATATAGAAGTCAAGTTCAGTATATTTACCCTGTTTGGCTTCCATTAGCCGGGAGAGATGCTCCAGGGGCTTTTGAAGCAGCATACACATTACCTCGTTCAATACGTCAATAGCTTCGTCTGTCATTCCGGCAAGTGAGCAGTGATACTTAGCGTAATCCAGCCACCTGTCGTAACGTTTCTCAATATATTTATTCAATGCCTCACTTGCCATAGTCGTCTTTATTTGATATATTTGTTGTTGATTATGAGTGGGTGGCGCTGTGAGGCGCTGCCTTTCTTTATTTAAAATATTTGTACCTTTCTTTTTCGCTAATCGAGTAACAAAATAGAATAGGCATCCTAATGATTTTAGAATAATCCATATAATAAGAAACAATTCACCTATACATATTAAGATAATAAAAGGAGCGGTTAGTAATGATGC